GGCTTCCCTGCATTCTGGCCGGGAGAACCTATACCACACCCCCCCTGTCGGGGGCAGTGTAGCATTTTGCAAAAAACGCTGTTTTTTCCGTGTTTTTCGCATGTTTTTGGTGTTTTCGTGCGTTTTCCCCGGGAAATACGCATGTTTTTCGTTGCGTTCGCTTTTGCCTATTTTCGTAGGCTTTTTCGCATATCGCATGCGTTTCGTGCCTGTTTTCTAGGGCTTTTCGCACTTCACGCTCACTGTTGTTCGTGATTCGTTTCCATAGGCTTTCCCAACAGTCAACAGCCTGACGTTTGTGTCGTCTCCCATCACGTCTTGCAGCGAATCAAGGATCGCCTTCGCGATGTTGTCCACGTCTGGCCTTGGCAACTTCGGCGCTGTTGGCTTCACGCCCTTCTTCGTCATGTGCGATTTAGGACGCACGAATACGGCTTCGACGATTACCTCGACTGGTTCGCTTTGCGGCTCTAGGCCCGCCTTGGTGGCCTCTGCTGCGATCTTCTGGCGGTACGCATGAACTGGGTGCGTCGCTGGCACATACGCACGAGCGAACCCGCCCCGAGTCGAGACGCGCGGCCTCGGCTGCGGGACGGGCTCGCCCTGTACGACAAACGTGATCACTCGTAGCGGATCACCGCGAAGTAGGCACGCTTCACGGGCGACCACGCGACGCCCTTCTCGACGATCCTGTAGCGTCCGTAGAAGCAACAGTTTCGCTCTGCCGCCTGTGGCGTAGGTCCGACACCGATACCCTCCCTGCGACCACCAGAGCGTCCGCAGTGACGCAGGATGCCCGTGCGAGCCATCGTCTCAGCGTCTTGCTGGGCCGTCGTGATCGTCGTGGTGACGACGAACTGGTCAGCCAGGGCAACGCTTCCGCAAATCATCGCAACCGCCAGGAAAAAACTTCTCATCCGTGAACCTCCTTCAAGGGTGGGGGGTCTTTTTCCGCTCGCCATCATCGTCGGGCCGTCAAGAAATCACGTCCCAACTGCGCCCGTTCCATCCGTATTGGCGGGCTTCGACTCTTGCTTGCACAGGCTGCGCCTTCTGCTCGCGGATCGCCTTCGCCCGCTCTTCGATCTCTTCTGGAGTCGGGTCGACGTATCGCCTTCGGTATTTGCAGTCGCGGTCTGGGATGCCAAACAGCCGACGCATCGCGTGCATTTTGGTCCGGTGGACGCCGATGCGCGCAGCGATCTCGTCTGCTGGCGCACCGGCGGTCCACATCGTCCGAATGATTTCCTCGTCGGTCATGCGTCCTTCGCCAGAGGCATGATGACCGTCCGAATCCCTTCGCCGGCCCGAAGGATCACGGCGCTCTCGCCGTCCTTCGCCTCGATCGTGATCGTCTCGGCCGGGTCGATGCTTCCGCAGCGAAGCCACGACAGGACAAATCGCGGGTCGAGCTTCACCGTGCAGGCGTGGCCGACTTCGACCAGGTCGCACGTCGCGGACGACTCGCCGTATTCAGACGACCGGGCCGACAGGAAAAGCCCGTCTTTCGTGAACACGAATTCCGTCCCCTTCGAGCTTTCGCTCGCGCAGATGCTCGCCATCTCGCAGGCGTGAGCCAAAGCCCCAGCCACGACGAGCGACGGCGTCACGCCGTGATCGACCTCCACGTCACGCCACCTCGGGAATCGCCCTTCGATGAGCCTGGAGCGGACGATCGTCCCGTCCACCGTGGCGACGAGCTCGCGGCCCGTGGTTTCCAGTTGCACCGACTGCGACCCCTTGGCGAGCCTGACGAGCGTATCGACCGCAGAGCGCGGGGCAAGCGTCTGCGAGTCGTCGCAGTCTTGCTCGACCTCGCACGACGCAGCGCAGAGCCGCCGGCCGTCAGTGCCGACGAACGTCAACGTCCCGTATGGCTCCTCTTTGTCCTTCGGGCGCGAGAACTCCATCAGCACGGCCCCAAGAGCGAAGCGGCTGCTCTCGTTGTCAGTCGCACCCTTCACGGTGGAGACGAGCGAAACGAACTGGTCAGCGGGCAGGCGAGCGATCGACCTGGACGCCGCATAGTCCCCTGGGGGATATTCTTTTGCGTCCTCGACCGGGAGCCGCCAGGTGCCGCTTCCGCCCTGCACCACGCAACACGAGCCGTCGACCGTCAGCGCCACCTCGTCGGAGCCGACGAGGCTGTTGACGATAGACGAGAGCCGCTGGAAGGGCAGCAAGATCGCCTCCTTCGCCCCTTCGAGCGGTGCGGTGATCCTCGTTTCGAGATCCGTCGCCGTGATCGTGCCGTCACTGATGAGCACGTTGGCGAGAATCGGCTTCGGGCTTCGAGTTGGCACTGCGGCCGCAACCGCTCGCAGCCCGGCAGCGAGGTCGCTCGCCGCCAACTGTATGCCACCACTCTGGGTCTTTCGTCGGGTCTTTGTCGCTGTCGTCATTGCTCGCATCCTTTCGAGTGAGTTTCAAACCAACCAACAGCCCAGCGGCGAACGTCACCGCCTGGGCCATGCCGAAAAACGAGAGGGCCGTGATGTCGTGGATCGTCATCGGGCCGCCTCTAAGCGTTCGAGTTTGAGCTCCAGACGCTCAATCACTTGAGCGAGCCGGAATTGCTGCTTGTGCATCTTGCGAATCGTGTCCGCGCTCATTTCGTGGATGAGGCGACTGTTGTCATCGATGTCATCCATCCACGCTTGGAGCGCCGCCATGTCGGCGACGATGAGGGCGGGCGGCAGGTCGTATGGCATATCGCTCATCGCTCACCCCCAATCGGGCGAATCGTGCGAGCCTGACGCTCAGAGCGGACGATCCACCCGCGACGCTGTAACGTCTTGAGGTGGCACTCGACGCCGTTGTTTGAGGCAATGTCGAGCAGCCCGCAAAGCTCGCGGACGGTCGGGGCATACCCATGCGAGTCGATGTAGTCGACGATCGCGTCGTACACGCGGCGCGCGGCGTCGGTGATCGGCTCGGGGGCGGTGGGGGCGGTCTTTGTCATTTGATGGCTCCTACAAAAAGTGGTGCGATGTCGCCGTCTGCGTTCACTCGCCCGAATAGGGCCTCTTGTCCGAGCAGCCGCTTTTTCGCGTACATCAAGACCCGCAATGCCGTGGCCGCGTTCATGCGGGGCAGCTTGTCGAGCACCATGTTTTCGATGGACTCGTATTGGTCTGGCGATGCAGCGTCGATCACTGCAATGAAGTCAGTCGCGAGCCTCTTGTCCTCTTCGGCCGAAATGTTCAGGTCGAGCTTCTCGTGCTTCTCGCCGGTCTGCCGAAGCGCCCTGCGCCTGAGCGAGAACAACTCGCGATAGCCGTCGAGCATCCACTTCAACTGCGGGTAAAGCGTGTCCCGCCCTCGCTTGACGTTGCGGATCGCGTCGTAGAGCACGTCCTGGTCGAGGCTGCCGAGGTCTTCACGCCACAGGCGCTTCTCCTCCTCGGTGAATTGCACCATCGGCCAAAGTTGGTTGATGGCGGTCTTGTTGTCTTCCCAAGTTCTCAAAGGTTCCCTCCTACGGGTTGGCGTGTCCTTGCCCTATCTTTTTTCGCGTTGTCAAACTCGCCGGCCAGGATGCGATCGACGTACTCGAAGAACCGAGTGACGGCGAGTGGCTGATCGAAGAACTGGCAGCGTGGCAGGCGCTCCATCGCGTGATGAGCCTTTTCCAGCCAAGACGGGTAACTGGCGTTCTTTACCCAGCCGTCCGGTGCCATGAAGCCGGGCCAGCGGGCGGCCCTTTCGGTGGCGTTCCACTTGGCGAGGAAGCGTTGCCACTCGTCTTCCGCCCACCCGTTTTCGTGAGAGCCCCCTGGGCCTGTGTGTGTGTGTGTGTCTTTTAAGAACGAATCCGAAACTGAATCCGAAACCGAAACCGAAACCCCCCTGTTTTGCTCTTCGGTTTGCTTGGGTTTTGCTTGGCGTTTGCTACCGCCTTTGCTCCCGTTTTGCTTGCGGGTCTCGCTCAGTTCTGCCAGCCGAGCGATACGGCGGCTGAACAAAACACCGCGAGAATCGCGGGAAAGAACGCCGCTTCGCTCAAGTTCAGCCAAGGCGGAGAGCTTCTCCTCCCGCGAACCGCCCGATACGGCGTCGGCAATCTGCTCGTCGGTGCGAGGGCTGCCGTCGGGGTTGCTTGCGTAGCCCTGCTCCTTTGCTTCGAACAAAATGCAAAGCAAATCGACAAGCAAACCTCTAGCAAAAAGCGAGCAAAACCTGAGCTCTGGATCTTTCATCCAGTCGCCAGTGAAAAACCAGAAGCCCGGTGACTTAGCCATGGTGGATTCCTTTCCATTCCGCCCCGCCGCGTCGAAGCGGCATCGTGCCTATCACGAGGGCGGCTGAGATCATCCTTGCGGCGATTCGTGTGCGCTCTCGACGAACCTGTGGCGAAGTTTGTGGTTTACGGCCAGGAGAATGCCCTCCATAAGCGTGATTTCGCCGCCCTTCTGCCGAAACACCTTGCTTCGCCTGATGCCATCGGTGATTGCTGAGTGCCCGATGTCGATGACACGCCGAACGAAGCGGTTGTCGTCTAGGAGTTGATGTCGCTTCTGAAGGTGAAAAAGGCCGGCCACTATGTCCTCGCTGACTGGGGACACGTCTCGGCAGACACGCTCTGCCAACCGGATGGCTTTTTCGAAGGCATCTCGACCGATGCTTGCCAGAGTCATGCAGCGAGCCACGCACTTGATCTGGCCTGGGCGCGTTGCCGTCTTTGAGATCTCCAATCCCAAGTCCTCGAAAATGTCCCTGACGACAGTTGCGGCCTCGTCATCCGTGAAGATGAGAGAGCGAAACTTGTCGATGGCTGTCACTGGCTTGCGCTCTGAATTGGTAACGAGAAAACCTGCGGCCTCCTTCGCAACAGAGTCACACTCATAGACCATGCACGGCATCGCCTTGATGTCGCCACGCTGCTTGGCGGCCAAGACGCGATGCTGGCCGTCAAACACGAAAAACCTGCCGTCAGGGCGAAGCGCCACGCTGATCGCACCGCATCCGGCCCAGGACCACGCGCTTGCGATCGACCTCACCTTGCTGATGTTCACTTCGTCGCGTTGATAGTTGTGGTCGATCAACAGGTCAGCCTTGTCGATCTCCATGAAGACGCCGGGTACGTCTCGCAAAATCCATCCATATCGCTCGACCTTCGAAACTCGGGCCGTTGTTCTGCCAACGCCCACAGTCTCTTGTTCGCTGAGTTGACAACTCATCGCATAAGTCCTTTCCTTTCGTGTCCTTTCACCATCCTCGGCCGCACGTCAACGAGACGCCGCCGTTGCTTTCCACACATCCGCATTCCGCCCGCTCGCGGTCTTCCGCGTGCCGCCCGTAACGATCAGCCCTCGCCGTGCAAGCTCGATCCGCCGTGGCCTCTGCGTTGACGGGTTCATGCCCAGCCGCCTTTGCATCTCCTCGTCGGTCAGCCCTTCGGGCGTAGCCTGGAGCAGTTCGAGCACGCGCCGCTGCATGGCGTTGAGCGTCTGCGGCCCGAGCGAGTCGGCAGCCTGGGCCGATGTGATCGAGCCGTTGACGCTTGGGGCTCGCTGCGTAAACAGCGGGCCTGCGGTCTGCGTTTCGCTCCAATAGTCCGACATAAAACCTCCGTGTATTGGCCCCGTCTGGTGGGGCAGACCGTCGAGTCACGACCCTGGAGATGTCGCGTTGTTTCGGGTCGCCTCGACTGCGGTGGTTTCCGACTCCCGCTGCGGGTCGCTGCCGTCTGCCGGCTCTGAGGCTGCGACTGCCTCGGGTGGTGTCCATTCGCTCGCGTCGACGATCGCCTTGATGCCGCTGCACCAGGCGTGAGCGACGACTAGGTCTTCCAGCAGCCCACGGGCCGACACTTCCCGGCAGAGCCGCGACAGCACCGAGAGAAGACGCGTGGCGTTGGCCCGCGCCTGCTCGTCGGTGACAGTAGGCAGCGGCTTCATCTCGCGGCCCCGTTTGTGGACGCCGTTGGAGACGAACCGGATCGGCCGCTTGTCGAGGCGGGCCTCAAACTCGTTCCACTCGCGCGTAGTGGGCGGGTGGCCCTCGTTGATGCCCCGAATGCGGATGGACTGCATGGAATCCTTCATCGGGCCTGCGCCTCCGCTTCGACCTCGTTGCCGTCGAAGTGCTCTGTGCCGCTGTCCTCGGCGTTGAGCAAGATGTCGAGCTTCCCGTGGATCAAATCGCACAGGCTCTTGTGCTCTTCCTTGGTGAACGTGCCATCCGCGAGTCGCTCGTCTGCCGTGCTGCGGAGCTTCTCCAGACGCTCGACGGTCGTCGCTCGGCTCACCGCGACGCGGGCCTTGCCGAGTGGCGAGTCGACGCCGTTGCCGTCGAACTTCGGGCGGACGACGACGGGCTCGGGCTGCGGCTTGACGAACTGGGCGTAAGCCCCGCCCGCTGGGCCGTGATCCTGTTGCGGGGCAGGCGTCGGGTAGTCCTGCGCCTCCTCGGCCGTGATAAGCCCACGCAGGGCGTCAGCGAAGGCGTTGCGAAGTGCGAAGCCCCGTGCTCGCAGGGCCAACATTCTCAAAGGATAAGAGCCCCAGGGGCCGCTCTTGCCCCATAGACCCGCCTTCTTCGCGTCGGCAACCGAGAATCGCACGACGGTCGGGGCCGGGTAGCCGCGACGCTTGGCCTCGCACACCGCGACGAGGTTGTCGCCGTCGCCTTCGGTGTATTCGCGGACGTATTCGCAGACCGGGCTGGCTTGCACCAGAGCCAGGGCGGCATCGCCCCAGATCGTCGGCCTGCCGTTGATGACCGCGATGCTTTGGAGCGATTGCATCGGGGATAGCCCGACCTCGCTCCCGTGCTGAATCGCCAACATGCACGACTCAGGCTTGCCCTTGAAATCCTTTGGCGAGAACTCAGACGCCGCCACCATCTTGGCGAAGCGGAAGGCGTCGTCGAACGATTGAAGGGCAAGTCCGGTGGCTGCCCGCTGCGTTGAAATCTCCGTGCTCATCTCGACATTCCTTTCGTGTTTGCGTCCTAAAAACAGCCGCTTCCCCGTCCTGGCTCGGCGGCGATCAACCTCCTGCACCCGGATCCTCCGGGGGTTTCCTAATGCGTCACGTCCTTGGCAGAGACAGCCAGCCATCCGCCGTCGATTTCGATTGAGAGCCGGTCGCCGTCGATGGCCCAGATGCGACCGCTCCACTGCTTGCCGCCCGAGGTGCCGCTGACGAAATCGCCGATGGCGAAATGCGTCTGGCGAGGGGCGGGCGTCTGGTCGGAGAGGTAGGTCGCGGCGGCGAGATACTCGTTGTCGTGGGCGTTCATTCGAGGGGTTCTCCTTAGTTTCGGGGGTAATGTACGGGCGTTCCGGTAGTAGTCAAGCGTCCAGGTATCAAGTTGTCGGGGAGTGAAAAGTTTGTTCAGCAGAATGGGTGCCGGTAGCGTTACTTGCGTGCGGCATGGTAGCGGTAGCGTTACTTCTGTCAACCAAGAATCCCGAGAAAGGTCAGCACGATCGAGATCGTGTCGTGAACCATCCTCGCGAGCGGCGAATCGGTGCCGAGCTCTTGGCCGAGGCGGACGAGAACGAGCGAGCGGATCGCGGCGTCCCAGTCGATGCGTTTCATGTTTGCTTCCTTGCGAGTTTGAAAGTGCCACCCATTTTGCGGCTGTCGGCGGGCTGGGTGGCCCCACCTTGAATTCGTCCTAGCGGGCCTCGATCGTCACGCTCTGGTATCCGCAAGCCTTCATAAGCTCGGCAGTACGGCGAGCCGCCTCCTCCGTCTCGCGAACCATCTGGCCGTCGCTGCAATTGTTGTCGTGGCTGGCGTAGGTGATCGTGAACATCGTTTCGTCTCCTGTTTTCTGGCCGCGAGTCTCATTCGCTCGCATGGCCCCATTGTAGCGTTATCGTTACTATGCACAAGGGGACTTAAAAAGATTTTTTGGGGGGCGGTTTTCCTCGGGGATTACGAGGGTTTCCGCTTGCGGCTGGGCTTTTTGACCCGCTCGGCTTTCCGGCGGTTCGACCGGGTGGTCAGACTGCGGGCCAGTTCGAGCACGTCGGCCCTGTGGACGAGCCAGGCCCGCTCCCCAGCCTTCCAGCCCCGGAGCCTGGAATCGCCAGCCCCGAGGAGTCGGCGCAGGTAGCCCTCCGTGCAGCCGGCGTTTTCGACGGCTTCAGCGATGGTTATCCAATCTTTGTCGGGTGATGCCACTACCATGCCCTCCATCGTAACGTCAGCGTTACTTGCGTCAAATTGGACTCCGTCCCAGCCCGGCCCTAAAGTTTGGGTGTCGGGCAAATGTCTAGTGGAGGCGAGGGGAGTTGGACTGTTGTACAGTACTGGGTATAACGGCCATCCAAACGGGAGAAGCACCATGCAGACGATGACTTTGAAGGAACTTTTCGAGCGGTACGTCACGCTGCGGAATCTCAAGGGAAACACGGCGTCGCTTTACACCCAGTTGGGCGACAGGCTGACGAACTTTCTCGGCCACGAGCCGACGCTTGCGGACCTCGACGACCTCGTGATCGCGAGATACCTGCGCTGGCGGGCCACAACGCCTGGCTACAAGGGGCGGGTGCCGTCGGCCGCGAGTGTCCAGAAGGACAAGGTGATGCTACAGGCGGCGTGGAACCTCGCCGCCCGCAAGCGGTGGGCGGCTGACTTCCCCGAGCTCCCGAAGATCCGCGTGCCAGCGAGGCTGCCCACAGGGCGGGCCTACACGGCGGAAGACGTGGCGAAACTGATCGTGCGAGCGAAGCGTCGGCAAGGATCGGTCGGTGGCAAGCGCGCCGCCTGGTGGTGGCCGACGCTGATCTATACGGCGTATTGCACTGGCGAACGGTTCACCGCCCTCACGTCGCTCCGCTGGGGGCAGGTCGATCTGGAGCGGCGGCGCGTCGTCTTCCTTGGGGAGACTCGCAAAGGCAGCACGCGCGACATCGAGCGTGAGATCACGGAAGACCTTGCCGAGATGCTGCGGCGCGAGAAAGGCTCGCCTGACGCTCTGGTGTGGGCCTGGGACCGCAAGAGCCGCAGCCAATGGGCGAGCCTGCGTCTGCTCTGCCGCCTCGCAGGCGTGAAATACAGGGGCTTCCACGGCTTCCGGCGGACGGCGGCGTCTTATGCCGCGCTGGCCGGCGGACGGGCAGCCGCAACGCACCTGCTCGATCACGCAGACCCGAATCTCCAGAAGATCTACGTCGATCCGACGATCTGCCCCGAGGAGGAGATCAGCCTGAGTGCGTTGCCGAAGCTAGACCTTGACCAGAATCGTCAAGGCGAATGACGGCGGCGGCGGCGCAGGGAAAGGACGAAACCCGCGCCGCCGCGACGCGCCGTCAGCCGTGTTTAGCATCCTGGTCAACGAAGATGGACTGCCCGCGCCTCGCCCTAGCTTCCATCTCGGCGACCTTCGCCTTGGTGCCGGGGAGCGCTGCCGTCTTCGGGGCGGCGTCCATTGCCGCCTGAACCTCGGCGACGATAGCGTCAGCCTCGTCTCGAATCAGCATTGAGGCGTCGTGGATGAGCGTCTGGTCGCAGCGGGCGGCGCGGGCCGCGTAGGTCTCGCCCTCTAGGGACTGCCCGCCTGCCGTCTCAGGATGAGCGAAGAGCCGGACGGTATATCTCGCGTGTGCGTGGATTCGCGTCAGCCGGGTCAGCCAGTCGCGGACCTTCACCGGGACCGATCTTCGGATCGTCTCCTTTTCGGCGGGCGGTTTTTTTCTTGGCTTTTCGTTTGGGCATGGAGCGGCCCTCGGTGTTTCCTGCCCGAAAAATGTCCGCTGAACGTCAGACATGATGGCGGGCGATTTTCGCTTAGTCGTCAAGCGGCGCGGGGATTGTGCCGAACGATGGCGATGACGGCTCGGATCCCGATGCGGGCCTCGGTGCAACTGAACCAGAGATTCGCAAACTCGACGACGCAGGCTCGGAGCACCAGGTCGAGGGCCGCCTTGTGGCTGGGCTTGCATCCCCACCGGGCTTCGATGTTTTCCCTGACCTTCGCGGTCGTGACGGCGATCGCGTCGAGCACGTCGTCGGCGGCTCTCGCACAGGAGAGTTTGCCAGCGATGTCAGCCATCGTCCTTTCGGGCCAGCACCGGCAAATTTCGGTGACGATCACGTCGCAGGTGTGCTCAAGCTCGGCGGCGCGTGGGCCGATTTGCTCGCGCACGGCGTCGCAAAGTTCCCGCAGCGTCAGCGTATCGAGAGCGTCGCCCACCGCACCTCCAGCATCAAGGCTTGGCCGGTGAACCAGACGCGGGCGACGCTCCCGGCACGCGGCAACGCCCATCGGGGCAGCCGGGCTTTTTCTTGCACCGCTCACAGGTGCAGGTGCATCGCTGCTCAATCCTGCCGTCTGGCTTCCAAACGCCGTTCTTGCAGGTGCCACCGCAGACGCACTCGCTAGGCGTCGGCGTCGGGGCCGGCGGCTGAGAGTCCACCGCCATGCTCGCCCTTGCGGCGATGACTGCGGCGGCTGCCTTGGGATACTCGGCGTCCACCGCGACCGGGTCGGCCGACAGCCAGACGAGCCAGGCGATGATGAGATCACGCATCAGAAAGCCCTCGCGTGGTCGATCACCGGATGCCCGTCGTCGCCGATAATGTGCTGCACCATGCGGGCGTCTTTCTGCTCTGGCGACGGCTCGGCAATCAGCATGAACCAAAGCGCCGTCTTTGCGGCCTTGGCGATCAGACGTAGGACGGGGCGGTCGTTCGACGGTGTTGGATTGAACGGAGTCGGGAGCGGCGACTCGCCGGAATTCATCCACCACGCGAAAGCCAATCCCGCAACGAACGCATACACGAGACGCTTATCCATCACTTCTGCTCCTGCTCTGTCGGGTTGGGCGCGAAAAATGCGCCGTGATCGAGGTCGCGATAGGTGAAGCCCGTGACCGAGCCGATCACGAAGCTATCGCGCTGGGCCAGAATGATCTCGGCATCCTGGCGAGTGATCCAAAACGAGCCGTCCGGTTGGTCGAGCGGGTGCTTGCCACCGCCGACATACGAGCCCCAGCTGTTCAAAATCAAAACGCCGTCGCGTGGATTCTTCATCGGCGTGGCAGAGCCGGGGCCGTTGTTCTTCGCCCACTTCAGAGAGCAAGCGACCATGCAGTGATTCCAAGTGGATTGGCGGCGGCAGAAGCCGTCTGCGTCGCGGTCGCCGCTGGCGAAGCCGACGTTAGAGCAAATCGGGACGCACATGCCCGACTCCAGGGCTGCCGTCAGGCCATCCCACGTCTCGCAGAGGGCGACCGCTTTGGCCGTGTGCTTGTTGGCCTCAATCGCCAGCGGTCGCGGGCAGCCGTAAGCGCCCCACTGCTTCGACAGGCTGGTCGAGTAGATCGTGAGGTCGTGCTCGCCGTACTTCTGGCGGAAGAGAATGCCGCCGATGCCCTTCTCTTTGCACTGGCCGGAGACCCAGCGGGCGGCAGCCGCTCCGTAGGAGCCGTCTGACCAGCCTGCGAACGTGACCGGCGGAAGACGTGCGGCGGTCCTCGAACCGGCGTAGAGCGTGACGGTGTCGACGAGCTTGGGCGGGGTAGGTAGTTGCCCCTGCGCCCAATCGACCGACTGCCCGATATAGGAACCCATGCCCCAGCCAAACGCGACGCACGTCCCGATTGAACCTTGATTCCACGGGCCGAAGGGCTTGCCGTAGACGGCTCGATGGGCCTTGTCGGCATAGCGGTAGAGGTAGGCGTCTTTGCCTTTCGCATGGGCGATGACCTCACGCCCGGCGTCGCGGAAGAGCGGATGCTCCAACTCGCCGAGGAACGCCCGCGTCGCCTCGGGATCTGGCGTGTAGCCGAAGTTGCCACCGGCTGAACCGATGGACGTTTCGAGCAGGCCCGCAGACCGGATGCCGACGAGGATCGCCAGGCCAATCAACACCGAGGCGGCAAAGAGCCGCCACGGGAAATACTCATCGCGATGCGTCACCAGCGGCCCTCCCGATCTCACGCAGGGCCGCGACCCACGCCGTCCGTTGCTCGGGGCTCACAGGCCCGCCGCTCACACCGACCTTCGCGTCGAGGTATGCCTTGATCGCTTCCCTCGCCCGTGGCTGACGGTCGCCGATCTTCTGGCCCCGGCACCGCATGTCGAACGCCCGAGTCCGCAGGTCGTCGAAATGAACGCCCGTCGTCAGGTGCGGGCCGCCGGCACGTTGCGAGTCGTAGTCGAGATCGTCAGCCAGTTCCGAAAACATTCCGGCAGTGACGGCCGCGTCAGCCGAGGCGGTCGGGCCGGCGAACTTGCCGACTAGGACGATGTCGCCGCCACCGGGGGCGGGCGTCGGCGATTGCTTCCCGGCCATAGCCGAGAGCAGGCCCATCCCGAACAGCACCAGGGCGATGATGTGGCGGATGCTCACTGATCGCTCCCCGCCACTAGGGCCAGCGTGAGGGCGTCGATCGCCGCCTTGACCTTGTCGTCGAGTTGCTTCGTATGGAGCAGACGCAGGCGGACGCTGGCGAGATCCCTCATCGCGTCTTGGTAGGTCGGCCCAGCCGGTGAGGCATAAGGCATATCGCCAGTCCCGAGGAGGCGAACCGCCTGGGCGATCATCCACGGCGAGAACAGGAGCAGCAGAGCGGAGCCGACCAAGAGAGACGGGATCATGCTTGAGCTTTCCGAACGAGTGGCAACAGGGATTCGATGGCACCGCTGGCGACCAGGAGCAGCAGTTGGCGAGCGGCGGGCTTGACGATCACCCAGACGGGCCACGCGAGCGTCGGGATCGCCTTGTCCGCGAGCGTGTCGAACAACAGGCCCACGGCGTTGAGAACGAAGACCTTTCGCTCGGCCCCGTCGACCGGGATCGCGTCAGCCGCTTCTATCGCGATTCGCATCAGAGCGACGGCGAGCTCGCCAAACTCCGCGAGCGTGATGCCACCAGCGGCCTTGATCTTCGCGATGCTGACGAACGCCCGAACCTTCTCGGCGAGCGACACGAGGTCGTAGGCGGCCTGGAGCGGAGCGGACGAGATCATTTCACGAGCCCCATGAGGATTGCCCGGCGGGCGGAATCGAGAGAGCAGCCGAGGCGGAACGCGACCAGTTGCACATGCGATGCTGTCAGCGGCGCGGGCCGCTTGCTCGTCACCTTGCCCCAATACTCCTGCGACTTCGTGTAGTTCTTGGCGAGCGACACGACCTCGCCGGCGGCCGCGATGGGTTCGCGCCCGTCAGGTCCGCCTCGACGCCAATGAGCCGCAGCGATCACGTCAGCCTCCGACCGTTCAGATTGGTCGAAAACCGGACGCGACCGTAGGGGCTATGGCAGCGTCTCGCACTCAGCCAGACAGGCGGCGTAGCCAGCCAGGTCGATCGGCGTGTCGGTCGTTTTGCTTGGACCCATGTGGCGGGCGACCTTGTCGAGCGTCATCACGACAGCCCAGTCGGCGGGGGTCAGCGGACGCTTGAGCACGTCGGCGAAGGCGGCGTTGATCATGCCCACCGTGCGGGCGAAATGGTGGAGCGGCCCGCCGTACTTCGGGCGACGGTCGCGGATCACGTCGATCGCGTCTCTCAGCAACCGCTCGGCTGGCGTCTCGTCCTCCTGCGGAGCTAGGAGCCCGTCCCCCGTATGACGTATGTCAACTGGCTCGCGCTCGCCCTTCAGTTCCCGCTCGCCCTGGAGAATCCAATCGACAGGGATCGACGGCACGTCGGCGTCGGCAATCTCGGCCGGCTCGGTCGTGTCGAAGCATCGGGCCGCCGCCTCCTGGGCTGGCTTGCAACCGGCCAAAGAAGCGGCCATCGGCGAGTAGCCACGCTTCTTCGGGTCGTCCTCTGGCGTCGCGTCCATGCGAGCGGCGACGGCTTCGCGAAGGGCTCGGTTCTCGGCTTCGAGTTGGTCAAACGCTGCGGTCATGGCTGCCCTTTCCTTGATGAGTCTGAGAACGTCTGCGGCGAGCGTGCCGCTCGTGCCGGTGTATGCACCAGAGAATCGGCGAGCGCGATACTCTGCCTCTCGGAGATAATCTGCGGAGAGCGTCAAGCCTTCGCCCTCGGTGACGCAACGTGCATTGAGCAGAGCCCGCCGCCTGGCTCGTAGATGAATGTCTCGCACGCTTGGCGAGAGCCGATGAATCCGTTGACGCTGTGCCAATCGTCGGGCGGGCAGAGGGCCGGGGCCGTTCGCACGATCACGCCGTCGAGCGTCTCAATCGGTCGCTGCCATTCCGCAGCCTGAGAATGGAAATGTCCGGTATGCCATTCCCGGTATGGGCATTTGGCCCAGTGCTGCGAGGCTTCAAGGGCCATGATCTGCGGGAGCTTTTTCTTTGCTCTGTGGCCGTGGGCAAAACCGAGGAGGTTCCGCCCGTGGGTGAGGTACTGCCGCCCGGTGAAGTCCTCTTTGACTCGCACCGACTTCGACCCGCGAAAACGCTCCGAGAGGATCCGCTGAAACGTCCAGGTCAACACCTCGTCGTGGTTGCCGTTGACAATCACGACATCGGTAGGGACCGACTGCGACGAACGCTCGACGATGCGGAGCAGCGTGTCGCAGCCGACCGAGATCATCTTCTGGAGCCGCCCGTCCCGCTCTAGCGGCGTGCCGCTGGTCGTGCTGCCGTCTGGCCGGTCGTAGTGGAAGAGGTCGCCGAGAAAGGCGATCGTGCGTCGAGTGGGCTTGTGGGAATCTCCCACCGCTACGAGCTCGTCGCCTGCCTGCCCGACAAGCCGCTCGGCCAGGTCGAGATCATAGTCGTCGCCTCCGGTCGTTCGCCCCCAGGCGTATTTTCCGAAATGACAGTCGGCGACTACGAGCACTTGCCAGAGACCGCTCCGCTTGGGTGCCTTGACAGTCTTGGTCAAGGGCCGGCGAATCTGCTTCTTCGCCGCATCGATCATCGACGCCACGCATTCAAGCGTAGTCGGCCCGCCCTTCGGCTTGAGCCGCACGTGAACGCGGTGAAGCTCCGTCACCACCGGCTCGCCCGTGTCTTTGTCCGCCGTGAGTCCTTCCCACTTGGTCGCTTCACTGGTGGCTATCTCGAAGCGTGACATATCGGCTTCGATATGCCGCAGCAGATCCTCCACCGTGCGGATGCGAGTCGAGACGCTCTTCGCCTCAAGCCCTTCGGCGGTCTCCTTTTTGGAAACCTCCTCGATGGTCAGCCCTTTTTCGCCGTTGACCTTCGCAGCGATGTCAGCGACTACGCTCTTTCGAGCCATGCGAGCACCCCTTGGAATTGGACGTTCGCAATGCCTCTATCTTTGAGCGTCTTGGAAATCGCCTCGGCGGCTGGCTTCTTCCGCTTTCCAAATGTGCCTGAGTTGTAGGCGTCTTTGATCGCTTGCAGCGTGTCGGCGTGCTCCGGCGAGACCCGCTGATACCACGCCTGCGGTTGCTTGGAAGCGATGTTGCCGAGCACGTCGTCGATGATGTCTGGCTTCCCCTTCGCCATCAGTCCTCCTCGTCGTCACGGTGGCGGAATCCCTCGGCGTCGAGCACGCCCGAAAGCGTCTCCGAAAACTCGACAACCGCATCTTCAGACAGGTCAGGCCAGCGGGCGTGTATGAGCTCGTGAATGAGGGTATCCAAGAGGTCAACGCCCCGGAGCCGGGCGTCGACGCGGATGCGACGCAGGGTGTAGTTGCAGTCGCCGTCGATGCCACGAAGCTGCGACCGCTCGATCTTCCATCGCTGGTCGCCGACGTAAACGGTGCGGCGTTGGCGCTTTCTGCGGGGCATATCGCCAGCGTAGAGCGAGGGTCAACGGTCGGGCAGGGCGTCAGGCGTCGGGAAACGCAGCCGTTGGCGGCGTGAAGTTCGCCGTGTAGCGGGCCACGCCCTTTGTGATGCGGAGTTCGTCGATATAGCCGTTCGGGCCAGCATTGCCGAGGCCGTCACCAGACGCAGCAACGTAAAAGGAGGTGCCAGTCCCGTCAAAATTCGCACCAGTCACGCTGGCAGAGCCAACGCTCGTTCCGTTGATATAGAGGCTGAGAGTGCTCCCGCTCCGCACGATGGCAAAATGCGTCCACTGTTGATAGGTGACGGATGCGGTGGACGAGATGCCGGGATAGACGCCGTCGTAGCTCAGCGTCCATTTCCCAGGCGTGGCTGCCATGCCAGCCGCAAACAGCAGCGCGCCCGATCCAAATGAAGTGTAATTACCAATAATCGTCCCGAAATCGTCACGTTCGGCTTGCAGCCACACGAACCCTTCGATGGTGAATTCGGCCGTTCCAAAATTAGCAACGCTCGACTTTGGGATCGTCAGATAGTTCGATGCGCTCAGGAATCGACCGCTTGACCCACCAAACCGGCTTTGCGTTGTGCTGATTTGCGTCCCGCTGCTCGCCGTCACTGTCGCCGCGACTGGCGACGAATCGGTAAACGTCGTGCTGCCGTTGCTGCCATCCATGTGGAGCAACAGCGAGACGCTGGAGAAGAACGGATCGCCGTCGCCCGGCGTCACGCTGCTCGTCGCCGACGAATATGGCCCTGTGCCGACCGCG